AAAGGTAAACGAAGCTCTTTCGAGGCTAAGATAGAAGAAGAGTTGCAGAAACTAGGGGCTGACTATCGGTATGAAGGTAAGAGCTTTAGGTACTATGAGAGTCACATGTATACACCAGATTTCATTTTAGGTAATGGGATTTGTCTAGAAGTCAAGGGATGGTTCACGGCAGCGGATAGACAAAAAGCCCTGACTGTCCAGAAGATGTACCCGGAGTTAGATATAAGATTTATCTTTGGGAAAAATAATAAGATGTCAAAGTACTCCGAGTCCAGATATTCAGACTGGTGTATAGCTCATGGATTTAAGTACGCTATAGGTTCGGTGCCCCCTGAATGGATACTTGAAGAACCTAAAGAATTACCAAAGAGTTACAAAAAGAGTATCAATAGGTTGATCCAAGAGGGAAAAATTGAGTAACTAAAAGAAGGGTGAAGATAATGAATAAAAAATTAGAAAGATTTAAGGATATCCTTGAAGAGATTGTAAATGAAAATAGAGGTTATATAGATGATCGTTTTTATTCATGGATATTCTGGTTAGGTTTTGCAAAAGTAGAAGATATGTTGAATCAATTAGGCTATAAAATATCATACAATGATTCAAATGAAATCAAAATTATAAAGGAGGAGTAAAAATGAAAAAAATGAAACAAACTATATATGGAGAAAACCGGTAGAAACAAAACACAATGATATTCTTGATTTGATAAAGATTGCAATACGCAAACTACTGAAAAAAGGAGGTAATAATATGGGAGAATTTCCGGTTAAAGAGGATCAACGACCGCCAATAGATGAACTTTTATTTGAATTATTGTACAGCACAACCGCAACTAACTTTGAGATTTATATCAAAGAGTCAATCATAGGGAAACCTGGGTGGACTGTGCAAATACTTCAGGAACCAGGATATTATGCAGTAATATTTACTTTTGATGAGAGTGGTTACAACATACTGAGAAAGTACTCTATTAAATATCTTGCACTTGGGGACTTCAATAATACCGTCTATCAAGCTGGGCGTATCTTAGAGATACTTAATGGAGAACCTGTATGAGACTTAAAGAAAAAGCTAAGTTCCTTGAGCACGCTGCGTGCCCCAAGTGTGGATCTAGTGATGCCCGGGCTATATATAGTGATGGTTCATCGTATTGTTTCTCCTGTGGAACCTATTTTGCCCCGGGAAAAATTGAGGAAGATGAGGGGGTAATAGAAGTGAAAGAACCTGAAGAAATCCAAGAGCCCCAAAAGTTTACCCCGGTACCTCTTAACTATGCTGATATAACTAATAGAAAACTTAGTGCATATATTCTACAGAAATATTCTATGGGCATCCATAGAGAAAATGGGCAAGTGTTATTAGTGGCTAATTACTTTAGTTCAACTGGAGATGTTATAGCCCAGCATTTTAGAACTCCTGATAAGAAATTCTTTTGGCGAGGTAACACTAAGAGTTTACCTCTCTTTGGCTCACAGACCAAAGACAAGTCAGCGACAACTCTAGTAATCACTGAGGGGGAGATAGATGCCTGTAGTGTAGCCCAGTGTCTCCCTCCAGTCTACACTGTAGTATCAGTGCCAAACGGGGCTCAAAGTGCCCCAAAGTATATCAAAGAGAACCTTGGGTTCATCGAAGAGTTCCAAAAGGTTATACTGTGGTTCGACAATGATGAGCCGGGGAGAGAGGCTAAACGAAAAGCTCTTGAAATTTTAGACCCAGAGAAATCCTATGTTATCATAAGTGAACGCAAAGATGCCAATGAGGTTTTGGTAAATGATGGGCCCCAGAAAGTCAAAGAGTTAGTCATGTCAGCCCAGAAGTGGAAACCCGAAGATTTGAGAACCATCCAAGATATACCTCTAGACAAACTTGTGCATACCCCACCCGAACTAGTCTATTATACAAGCTACGAGGGGCTCAATAGGTTCCTCAATGGCTTCCGAATGAACGAGTTAGTGGTTATTGGGGCGGGTACTGGGGTAGGTAAGAGTACATTCTTAAGGCACCTAGCGTATGATCTTTTGGTTACTTATCCAGAACTGAGAATAGGATACTTAGCTTTTGAAGAGACTAACGAAATGAGTACCCTTGGGTTTATCGCCCGAGATAACCAAGTAAAGCTAGGAGACCTATTTTTGGATAGAACTATTGTTTCAGAGGAAAACTTTCAGAAAAGTTATGATAAGTTTAAAGATAGAATAGTTATGATGGATCACTTTGGTTTCTTGAGCCCAGAGAAAGTTATCCAAAAGATAAAAGAAATAGTAAAGATTTATGACGCTCAGTTTATATTCCTAGACCACATCACAATGCTTACCTATGGAATTGACCAAAGTTTAAATGAAAGACGGGCTATAGATAGTTTATTAAATCAACTGAGAATATTAATCAAAAGTCTTAATATTTGTGTTATAGCTGTCTCCCATCTGAATATGAAGGGAGAGGAGCACCACGAAGAGGGTGGGCGTGTAACTCTGGAGCATTTTAGAGGCTCCGGAAGTATAAAGCAACTTGCAGATGTGGTTATAGGTCTAGAAAGGAATACACAAGCTAATAACTTGGACGCTAGGTTTCAAACAAAAGTAAGAATACTTAAAGACCGTCTATATGGTAACACTGGAGTATGCAGTATTATTGATGGACGCTCTGGTGTTCTTCAAGAAACTCAGAGTTTCATGCTGAATCAGTTTGAAGATGAGACAGAGGAAACTGAAGAAGAGAAGGATACTACCACTTTTGAGGAAGATTTTTAAGGAGGTTTGATTATGGGAGAATTTATATTATTATTAGAGCACGATAGAAACGAAGGGGAAGTGTATGTAAGCTTTCAAGATACTTCTCGAGAATATGAAGAGTGGGAAGAGATTCCAAGAGATACACTAAAAGCTCTTAAAGACGCAACCCGTATCTTAAGTGTATATTTTACTCAATTGTTGGAGGAGAACGATGATAAGTAATGCAAATGTACTTTTCTTTGATATAGAGACTGATGCCTTGAAACTTGATGATATAACAAAGATACATTTTATGGGCATTGGGAATCTTCAGGGAAAAGTAAAGGTATTCACAGATTTAGATAAGGCAGTACAGCTTTTATCTCAAGCTGATCTTGTTGTTGGGCATAATATTATAACCTTTGATATTCCGGTTATCCAAAAGTTCTACCCAACGTTTAGCCCAAAGCAAGTTTATGACACCTTAATAGCTAGTAAACTCTTTGAAACCGACATATATAACTATGATAAGAATGTAACTCATATACCCCCTAAGTATCGAGGTAAGTGCACACTGGAAGCTTGGGGATACCGCTTGGGGGTATTAAAAAGGGATACCGGAAAGCAAGAGAACTATGAGGTAACCGAAGAAAACTTTGAGAAAATGATGGAATATTGTGCCCAGGACGTCAGAGTTGCTATGGCTCTCTGGAATTTCTTAGAGACCTCTGGGAGAGTACCAAGAGGTGCCTTAGAATTAGAACAAGAAGTTAGGCGTATAATTTGGCTCCAAGAGAACTTTGGGTTTCTCTTTGATGAAGCCGGAGCTAGAGAACTACTAGGTAGACTATATGACGAAATGGTAACAGTGAACTCAGAGTTACAAAGGATGTTCCCACCTAAACAAAAAACTATAGGATACTATGCTCGGGACAATAGAAATAAAGGTATAAAGGCTGGTGATCCCAAGATTGTTACGGAAATATTTAATCCTTCTAGTCGGGATCAGATAGCTGAAAGGCTCCAAGAGAAATACAATTGGGACCCAGAAATTAAAACCCCAAGTGGGAAACCTAAAGTTGACGAAGAAATCTTGGTAACTTTAGATTTTCCTGAAGCTAAACTAATTTCCAGATACCTCTTGTTAGAGAAAAGGATATCTCAGCTTGCTGAAGGTGCAGGTGCTCTCTTAAAGTGCATAGAGGACGATGGGAGAATTCATGGCAAGGTAGATACACTGGGCACTGTGAGTCGGCGCATGTCTCATTATTCTCCTAACTTAGCTCAAGTCCCAAGTTCACACACAGAATATGGCAAAGAGTTCAGGGAGTTGTTTGTTGTCCCTCCAGGGCACAAACTAGTCGGAGTAGACGCTGAGCAACTAGAACTCCGTCTTTTAGCACACTATTTATATCCTTGGGACCACGGAGAGTTTGCCAAAGAGGTCTCTCAAGGAGATATCCACGAGAGAAACAGAGTAGCTGCAGGATTAAAAACTAGAGCTGAAGCTAAGACGTTTATTTATGCTTTTATCTATGGAGCCGGGGATGCGACGATAGGTAAACAACTTGGGGGAGACCAAGAGTTAGGCAAAAGGATACGCAAAGAATACTTAAAGAATATTCCGGCCCTAAAGTATCTCCTTAAGGCTGCCATGGATAAAGCAAAAAGGACATCACAAATAAAGACTCTAGACGGTGTGATAATCTCCGTGCCCAAGCCATATATAGCCCTAAATCGTATTATTCAATCAGCGGGGGCAATAGTCATGAAAAGAGCTTTAGTAATTTTAGACCAACAAATTAGAGAAGCTGGGCTCACAATTGGGGGTGATGTAAAATATGTAGCAAATGTTCACGATGAGTTCCAACTTGAAGTCAAAGAAAAACATGCAGAACTAGTGGCAAAACTTGCGGAAAAGTCTATTTCTCTAGCTGGACAATACTATAATCTCAGGTGCCCCATGCAGGGTAAAGCTCAGATTGGTAACAACTGGTATGAGACTCATTAGATAATTATACAATATAAATTGTAATATGCAAGTGTAAATATAAATATGCAATTACATAATTTAAGTTGCAAATCAAGATGCAAATAAGTAACTCATTTTAACAATCAAGGAGGTGAGCAAAATGGAGTTTCCTGAAGCCAGAGAGAAAATTTTAAGTATTTTAGAGCCTTATGTTCCAAAACAATTCACCATTGAAGTCAGAGACAAGGCTCTGCTGGATAATCCAGACTTATATATATACATAGGAATTATTAAGCTGAGTACAGACTGGTCCATATT